CTAGTCCTTTAACCACAACAGGAAAAAATAGATGGTAAAATTTTATATATATGTTATATGTTGTAAAATGGTAAATTTATAAATTACTACTTGACTTTTTTGGATAATTTTTATGCAACGCTAGTGAGTTTTCATAGCCAAGTAAATAATTTGATTGATATAAGGGTATAATTATGGTATAATAGAGCCACAAAAAGGAGTTGGTTATTGTGCCTAAGATAATTCCGATTCGTGACCTAAAAAAAACAAGCGAGATTTCTCAAATGTGCCATGCTTCTGATGAGCCTATTTTTGTGACCAAAAACGGGTATGGTGATATGGTCATAATGAGCATGAAGCTATACGAGGAAAAGATGTTTATGTCAGATATCTACCGGAAATTAAACGCTGCCGAAGAACAATTGGCGGAAGGAAAGATACTTGACGGAGATGCTTCTCTGAAAAGCATAAGAGAAAAATACAATGTATAAACTGATAGTCACAGAGCTAGCTCATCAGGATTTGGATAATATCGTTTCATACATTGCCGTTCAATTGGCAAATCCGGCAGCTGCATCAAATTTTCTTAATGAGGTCGATAAATGCTACGGCTATTTAAAAAGTAATCCGATGATGTATTCCAAGTGTAACGACAGCCGCTTGGAAAAAGAAGGTTACCGAAAGGCTGTCGTTAAAAACTATATCATCGTCTACAAAGTAGATGAAAAAGCTAAAGAAGTAAGCGTTCTGCGCTTCTTTTACGGTGCTCAAGATTATGCCAAATTGATATAAGCAAAACAAGAAAAAAGCATTTCTTCGGAGGTGCTTTTTTCATGTCCGAAAAAGGGAGGTGAAGAATTGCGCATACCTTTTCTCTCAAAATTCATAGAACGAAGAACAGTAAGCCTTGATGCCAAAATCAGGGCTTTTTTACTGGGTGAAGATCTTGGCATCCAGTCTAATGCCGGCGTAAACATCAGCGAATACAACGCAATGACCTCTACAGCAGTCTATGCCTGTGTGAGAGTGCTGTCAGAAACAATAGCCAGCCTTCCCCTGCCGCTGTACAGAAGGCTTGAGAGGGGGAAAGAAAAGGCCACTTACCATCCCCTGTACTTTCTCCTTCACGACATGCCAAACCCCGACATGACCAGCTTCACCTTCAGGGAAACACTGATGAGTCACCTTCTTTTGTGGGGGAACGCCTATGCCCAGGTAATAAGGGATGGAAAGGGAAACATTTCAGAGCTCTGGCCGCTCTTACCCGACAGGATGTCGGTGGAAAGGGATTTAATAAGCGGCCAGCTAGTATATAAATACTCAAAAGACGGTCAGCAGATCCTTCTTAAGCAAGAAGAAGTGCTCCACATCCCAGGCCTGGGCTTTGACGGTATCAAAGGGTATTCTCCTATCCACATGGCCAGGGAGGCTGTAGGCCTTGCATTGGCCACAGAAGAATTCGGGTCAAGGTTTTTTGCCAATGGTGCAAGGCCCGGCGGGATACTTGAACACCCTGGTGTGGTCAAGGACCCGGAGAAACTTCGAAAATCCTGGGAGGAAGTCTACAAGGGAGTTAAAAACTTCCACAAGATTGCGGTGCTTGAGGAGGGGATGAAGTACCATGAAATCGGCATCCCGCCGGAGGATGCACAGTTTCTGGAGACAAGGAAGTTTCAGCTGAACGAAATCTGCCGCATTTTCCGGGTGCCGCCGCACCTTGTAGGGGACCTTGAGAGAGCTACTTTTTCAAACATTGAGCATCAGTCTATTGAATTTGTCGTCCATGCGGTAAGGCCCTGGCTGGTTAGGTGGGAACAGGCCATAACAAAGTGCCTTTTGAGGGAAGGAGAAAGAAAAATGTACTTCCCCAAATTTACGGTAGACGGTCTTCTTCGGCGAGACTTCAAAGCAAGGATGGAGGGATATGCCATAGGAAGGCAAAACGGCTGGCTGTCGGCCAACGATATACGGGAACTGGAAGATATGAACCCGATTCCCGAAGAACAGGGAGGGGATATATACCTGGTAAACGGCAACATGATACCCGCCAAAAGTGCGGGAGAAAAGAAAGGCGGTGAGATGGATAATGGACAAACCTGAGAGAAGGACGGTGAACCTCGAGGAACTTAAGGTATCCCGTCAAACTGACGAGGAAAAACCCATTCCGATGATTGAAGGCCATGCGGCGGTTTTCAACCAGTGGAGCGAGGAATTGGGAGTGTGGTTCCCTTTTCGGGAAAAGGTGCTTCCGGGAGCCTTTACCGACACAATCAAAACCGATGATATCAGGGCACTATATAACCACGACGTCAATTATGTACTGGGGAGGAACAAAGCAGGCACGCTTTTCTTAGAAGAAGACGACACAGGGCTTAAGGTCCGCATCCTGCCGCCGGATACCCAGTGGGCAAAAGACCTTTTGGTGTCCATAGAACGGGGTGACATCAGCCAGATGTCCTTTGGTTTTATCGTAATTTCCGACCGCTGGGGCACAGAAGAAGGCACAGATGTGCGGGAACTTCTTAAAGTAAAGCTGTATGACGTGTCTCCTGTAACATTTCCTGCATACCTCCAGACAGATGTGGGGGTAAGAAGCGCCATGGAAGCCTATGAAAGGCACAAGAGGGAGGTTTTGGAGGCAGAGAAAGCGAGAAACCAGCAAAAACTTATGCTTCTCAAACGAAAATTTGAGCTTCACAGGCGGGTTTGAGGGCAAAATTAAAGGAAAATCGAGATATTTGCGCCTTAGAACGGCGCTTTTTCATGCCTGAAAGCAAATTCATCAAAATTGGAGGGATTTTAATGAGCAAAATCGCAGAGATGGAGGCAAAAAGGGAGGAATTAAGGCTCAAAGCGGTGGCTTTAATCGAAAAAGCGCAGGCTGAAGGCCACTTTCTTAGCGAGGATGAGGAAAATCAGCTCAAAACTTACGAGGATGAAATGAAAAAATGGGACGAAACCATAAACCATGCAAGGAATTTCCTGGGGAATGAGGGCGAAAAACCAAAGAATACACTAGAGCCTATACGCCATGACCCGGCTAAAGACAATCCTATGGATGGAGAAAAGCGGTTTAAGAGCTTCGGGGAACAGATGCTTGCGGTGTACAGGGCAGCCTGCCCCAGCGGTTCTGTGGATCCCAGGTTCACCACCAGGGCAGCTTCAGGGCTTTCAGAGAGCGTGCCAAGTGACGGAGGTTTTTAGTCCAGCAGGACTTTGTGGGAGAACTCTTAAAAAGGACCTACCATACAGGGGTATTGGCATCCCGCTGCCGCAAAATCCCCCTTTCCACCAATGCCAACGGGCTTAAAATCAACGCTGTGGATGAGTCCAGCAGGGCTAACGGGGCAAGATGGGGCGGAATCCAGGCCTACTGGGAAAACGAAGCCGACCAGCTTGCCGGCTCCAAACCCAAATTTCGCACCATGGATTTGAGCCTCAAGAAGCTGACCGGACTCTGCTATGTTACTGACGAGCTCCTGCAGGATGCGGCAGCGTTGGAGTCTGTCTTGATGCAGGGTTTAGCAGAAGAATTCGGGTTTAAGGTGGACGATGCCATATTAAACGGAAACGGTGCCGGACAGCCCCTTGGAATCCTTAATTCAGATTCGCTTATAGTAGTTTCAAAAGAATCCGGCCAGACGGCAGGCACCATCGTTGTAGAAAACATCGTCAAGATGTGGTCACGCTGCTGGGGAAGAAGCAGGCAGAATGCAGTGTGGTTTATCAATCAGGAAATAGAACCCCAGCTTTACACCCTAAGGCTTATGACAGGCGATAACGGAGTACCGGTTTATATGCCGGCTAACGGTTTAGCAGACAAGCCTTACAGTACCCTTTTCGGCAGGCCGGTCATTCCCCTTGAACAGTGCTCGGCAATGTATAAACCTTATCATATTGTCAATGCGCTACCCCCTGCAGCAAATGCCTTTGCAGGGACGGTAGCAACAGAGGTTATTAACCTCAAAAACTGGGAGCATGTCAGCTTCATCATTCACTGCGGCGCAGGTGCTGTAGGCACATCTGCTATTACAGTTGAAGCCTGTGATGATACGGTACCAACAAATACCGAGGCAATTCCCTTTACGTATCAGGAATGTATTGCAGATGATACCTTTAGTGAAGCAAAACAGGCAGACGAGTCAGGGTTTACCACCGCTGCAGCAGACAATAAGGTGTATAAAATAGAGGTAGATGCACAGGCCCTTGCAAAAACGGGATACAGTTATGTAAGGCTTAAAGCGGTAGAGGTTACGGTTGACCCTGTAGCAGGTGGGGTTATAGCTATCCTGACCGGCGGAAGGTATGCACAGGATGTTTTAGACTCCGCATTAGTATAACAGTGGGCGGTGAGATGAAATGAACCTCATATTGATAGAAGGGCCATCACAGGAGCCTGTTACGCTTGATGATGCAAAGCTGCACCTGAGGGTGGATGGAATAGAGGAAGATTCGCTCATATCCGCCCTCATATCCGTTGTCCGGGAGTTCTGTGAGAACTTCACCGGCAGAAGCCTTGCTGTGCAAACCTTCGAAGCAGTAACCGGGCCATTTCTTATCAAGTACGGGAGTATCAAGCTTCCCATGCCGCCGCTTATAGAAGTCTTGTCCTTTAAATATCTAAATGAGCAGAACGAGGAAGTACCTCTTTACGAGGACAGCGGGTTCTATGAGGTAAAAGATATGGAACCCGCTCTTTTATGTCCGAATCCTGAAACCGGCTGGCCGGATGATTGTGCCCTGCGCCCGGATGCAGTGAGGATTCGCTTTAAGGCAGGGTATGCGGATCTTTCTAAAAGCATTAAACAGGCAATGCTGCTTTTAATTGGCCATTTTTATGAGAACAGGGAAGCAGTAAATAGGAAAGGGGAGTTTAAAGAATTTCCTTTTTCTGTTTCTGTCCTTTTATATCCATACAAAATTTTTAAACTTTAACAAGCGGTGTTGTGAATTATGCAAATAGGAGAACTTAGAGATAAAGTAACCATACAGGAATATATTCAAACCCCAGATGGGTATGGCGGTTTTTCAGAAACATGGCAGGATAAATATACTGTATGGGCCAATATTAAACCATTAAGGGGCAGAGAATACTTTGAAATGCAGAAAATACAAAGTGAAATAACCCACAAGATTACCATAAGATATAGAAGCGATATAAATACTTCAAACAGAATTAGATATAAAGACCAGATACTCAACATAAAAAGCGTTATAGACATAGATAACAGGCACAGATATTTAGAAATCATGTGCATAGGAAGTGATCAAGATGGCTAATAGAGGTTTCTATGTAGAATTAGAAAATGTAGAAGAAACGATTAGAGAAATAGGACTCTTTCAAATAGAAAAAAGAGAAAAAATAAAAAAGATAATAATGAAAACAGCAAGAAAAGTTGTAAAAGAAGCAAGAAGTAGAGTTCCGGTCGACACAGGAGAAACCAAAAAAAGCATTAAGGCTAAATATTTTGAATATGGCCTTATGGCGACAGTAAAGCCAAGGCTACCTGGTGGCTGGAAAGCCCATTTTCACGAATATGGAACAGTAAAAATGAGAGCAAGGCCCTTTATGGGTCCGTCAGAAGAAGTTGTAAGAAACGAATATCTTAATGAGTTAAGAAATGAGGTTAATAGATAATGAGTGGAATTTTAAAAGTACAGAAATCTTTATATGACAGACTTTCTAGCTTTACACCTTTAACTGACAAAGTTGAAGGTGTTTTTGATTATGTAAGAGAGAATCAAAAAATGCCCTATGTAGCACTAGGTGAAATAGTGGCTGTACCATACAGCACAAAAACATCAAAGGGCGAAGAAGTGGTGCAGACAATATATATCTTTAGCGAAGCAAAAGGCAAAAAAGAAACTGAAGAAATTATTAATGAAATTGACAACGCTTTAAATGAAGATTTAAATATAGAAAATCATGAAAGCTACTATCAAAGATTAGACAGCATTGAAATATTCAATGAAGGCACATATATACAAGGCGTTCTCAAAGTCAGAGTAAAGATAATGGAGGTGTAGTCTATGGCTAAGGGTGTAGATTTTGTTATAAAGGTTCAAACCGGGGTCGATGAAACAACTGGAGACCCAATTTTTACTATAGTTGGAGGGCAAAGAGGTGCAACACTTAACAGAAGTGCTGAAACCATAGATATAACAACTAAATCCAGCAGTGGATGGAGAGAAAATGAAGCAAGTATTAGAGAATGGTCCATAGAAGCGGATGGGCTTCTTATCGAAGATGATACAGCATATACAGAGCTCGAAAATTGTTACATGAACGGAACAAAATCATTAGTTGAGCTTGTAACAGCAGCAGGAAACACATACGAAGGCGAAGCTTTAATTACAGACTTTCCAATCGAAGCTCCATATGATGATGCAGCAACATATTCTGTTACACTACAGGGAACCGGGCCACTTACTAAGACGGCAGTTTAAAGGAAGTGATTAGATGAAGAAATTTGTTTCTATTGAACTAGATAAAACTAGAAACCTGAGATATGGTATAAATGCGTTATGCCAGATGGAAGAAATGTTAGGAAAATCAGTTACAAAGCTACAGGAGGAGATTGGAATAAAAGAGTTTAGAATAATGCTTTACTGTGGACTTGTTTGGGAGGATAATACAATAACACTTGAAAAAGTGGGCAATTTGATGGATGAAGCTATATCAGATAAGGGAATTGAATATATAAATGGAAAAGTATCTGAAGCCCTAGAGTTAGCTTTAGGAGTTAAAAAAAGAAAATCCAGGAGAAGAAATAAGCTATGAGGAAATGTTTAAATTAGCAACCGGCTATTTAGGCATATCCTTTTCCGATTATTATGAGATGACCCCAAAGGAACTTACTCTTATGTTTGAAGGATACACAGAAAAATTTAAAAACGAGCTTGAAATGTACTCTATAGCAACAAAAGTAGCCATTATTAATGCAATGAAAGGGAAAAAACATGAGCTTTTTAGTAATAGCAATACAAACAGAAAGATTGACATAGAAAAAAAGAAGAGCGATCTAGAAGAACTAAAAAAGATGTTCACCTAGAAGGTGGTGATAGTTTGGCTTTAGTAGTTAAAATTGGGGCAAATCTACGTGATTTTGAAAGGCAAATGAAAAGGGTTACAAGAGAAATATCATATTTAGGGAGTAAACTCGAAAATACAGGAAAATCACTAACAGCAAAAGTAACTCTACCGATTCTTGGTGTAGGTGCTGCTGCGGCTAAAATAGGAATGGAATTTGAAAAATCAATTTACGATACTCTTAAGCCCAGCATAGAAGCAATAATAGCAAAAATTCAGGAATGGACAGACTGGTTTAATAATTTAAGCCCGGAAATGAAAGAGTTAATAGTAAAAATCGGTTTAATAGCAGCAGCTATAGGGCCGTTATTAATAGTTATTGCAAAGGCTATAACCATATTCGGCAAATTAAAAGCAGCTGCAGCAATACTTGGGCCGATAATAGGAGGCATATCCGCACCTGTGCTTATAACAGCTGGTGTTATTACCGGTCTTATAGCAATAGGCGTGCTTTTGTATAAGAACTGGGATACCATAAAAGAGAAAGCACTGGAGTTTAAAGATAAATTAATAGAAACATTTAACAAAATAAAACAAAGTATATCAAGAATAATAGGTTCACTTAAGGAAAATATTCTGGGTATTTGGAATGGCATTATATCAGGAATAAAGGGCTCAATAAACAAAATTATTAGTATCATTAATATTTTTACGGGTGGTATGAATAAAATTGGCTTTAAAATCCCTTCATGGGTGCCAGGTTTAGGAGGTAAAAGCTTTGGATTTAACATACCTCAAATACCAATGCTTGCATCTGGTGGAATTGTTAAAAGACCAACACTTGCAATGCTAGGTGAAGCTGGCCCTGAAGCAGTTGTACCGCTTGATAAAGGTTTAGGTAGTGGCAATTATGTAAGTGTAACAATCACTGGAAACACTATTTTTTCAGATAACATTGATTATATAGGAGAAAGAATAGTTGAAAGACTTAAATTAGCAGGGGTGGTGTAGTTGGATTATCAAATTCTAATTGGTGGGGTAGATTTAACATCAAAGCTTATAGAAGGCAGCCTCACAATAAATAAAAACCTTAATACAAAAAACAGCATGAGATGTTCGTTTTTAAAAAAAGAAGAAGATAATTTTTCTATATCACCCGGTCAAGAAATCAAAGTCATTAGCGAAGGAGAAACTTTTTATGGAGGTTTAGTTCAAAAGGCACCACAAAAAAGAATATCAAAAGGAAGCAGCAAAACATTAAGAATAGATATAACAACAATGGCCTATGAACAGATAACAGGAAGGAGAACAGTAGCAGGGAGATGGGAGAATTTTTATGCAGGGGCAATTGTTCAGAGCTTAACTGAAACGTGGCTTAGCTCTGAAGGAATAACGGTTGGCCAGATTGACAGTGGTGTATTAATTGAAAAGTACAGCGTAAAAGCAAAAAGCATAAAAGGAATTATTGACGACTTGGCTGAAGCTTCAGGGTATCAATGGTGGATTAGTATGGACAAAAAGCTGTATTTTAAGGTTATAAACTCAACTGAAGATTGTCCGTATAACATCGGCCCTGGATATTCTTTCACAGATTATGATGATGTATTTTTAGACAATGACTTATCACAGTATGCAAATAAAGTTTTTGTTTTAGGGAAAGAAATAAATGGTCAAAGGGTTATGGGGGTAGCAGAAAATCAAGAAGAAATA